GACACCCTCGAGGAGCGGTTCTCAAAGCTCGAGGTAGGAGACGCAAAAAGCAACCTTACGGACACAGTTTCGGGAATAAAGGAAAGTATCGAGGACACAAAGAAAAGCCTCACAGAGAGTGAAAAAGCCGCCTCTCTCGCGCTTCAAAGCGCAATAGAGAACGCTACGAACCGAATTACAGGAAATAGCGGCGGCTACGTCGTTCTCTACCCGGCAAACAACCCGCAAGAGATCCTCGTAATGGACTCCGACGACAAGGAAACCGCTACGCGCGTTTGGCGTTGGAATAGCTCGGGGCTCGGTTATTCAAAGAACGGATATAACGGCACCTACGGGCTCGCTATGACAATGGACGGCGCGATCGTCGCCGACTTTATCACCGCGGGAACCCTCAAGGCGATCAATATTTCCGGCTGTACCATAGAGGGCGGATCTCTTAACATCAACGACAAATTTACCGTTGACACAGAGGGCAACGTTCACACCGAGGGCTATATCGTAGCAACGGGCGGTATTATCGGAGATTGTGAGATCAAGGACGGAAAGCTCGTTATAGGTTCCGCCAACATCACCGGAAAGCTCACGATCGGACAGCTCCCGAGCTCCGTCGCAACGACGAGCGATATTCCTACGGACGTTTCCGAGCTTAACAACGATAGCGGCTATCAGACCGAGAACGGCGTCGTTTCGATCGTGGACGGCAGAATAACCGCCGATTATGTGGAAGGGCTCTCTTGCGAGTTCGAAAGCGGAAAAATAGGCGGTTGGACTATTTCCGGGGACGAAATCTATAAAGGATCCGCGGGAATAAACGCCGGAACCGCGTACACGAAAGACTCGCTCGTAAGCTCCGGGACGTCCTATGTTCGTTTTTATGCGGGTAACGGGAACCGAACGGGAGGAAAGTTTATTGTTTTGGACGACGGCTCCCTATATGCGGAAGCGGCGAAAATCGCCGGAAACATAACCGCGACGAGCGGAGTTTTTAGTAATTGCACCGTTGATAGCTCGTGCACAATGAGCGGCGCTATACAAATTGGCGACGTGCTTACAGCAAACGAAAACGGTACGGTGAACATAAAATCAAGCGCCGGAAACGGAAATGGTATTTTGAGGATAGATAATTATTGGATCGAGCTCGAAAGCGGAACCTCCTCTTTCGACGTTACCGCTACGAGATTAAAACTGTCCGCAAATTCCTATGTAGGATCTCTCGGAAGAAATGTAGCGTCTCACGCACAATTATCGGGTAGCGGGCAAATTCAGCTTTACCGCGACGGAACCTATTTTAGTATATACATAGACGGAAGCGCTAAAGCCGTTTGCGCTCACAACCTTTATATCACGGGTAATTGGACGGGATCCTCGTCGGGTTCTATATCGTCCGATAGAAACAAGAAAAACTCAATTACAGAGATTGGAGAAGCCTACGGAGTTTTATTCGATAATTTGATTCCTTGTTTGTTCAAATACAACGACGGAACCTCTGATCGCTTACACAGCGGTTTTATAGCGCAAGAGGTAAAAGACGCTATGAACGTCGCCGGAATACCAACCTCCGATTTTGCCGCGCTATGTATCGCAGACGCCGGAAAAGATACCGAGGAATGGTCTCTCCGTTATGAGGAGTTTGTCGCCCTCAATACCTACGAAATTCAAAAGCTCAAAAAAAGGCTTTCAGAATTGGAAAAAATAATAAACGTATAAGGAGGATTTTCTTATGAGTACAGAAAAGAAAAAGGCGGCTCCCGCCGCCCGTCCGCTCATTCTCGAGCTCGAGGACGCAAAGGCGAACATCTGTCAAGAGGTAAACGCCGCGCTCCGAAAAGGGCTTCCTTGCTACCTCGTTAAAGATATTCTCGAGGGGCTTCTCTCTCAAATTCGAGAGGGAGCAAAGGCAGAGCTTGAAGCGGCTCGAGCGCAAGAGGCGGCTCGAGCGGAATCCGAAAAGAAGGAGGAAACCGAATAAATGTCTCTTAAAATCGTAAAAACGTTCGCTCTCGATTTTACGAGGAACGCTCCCCTCGAGTACATCTTCGTAAAAGCGGGCGACAAAAATTCCCGCGTTCTCGATATTACTCCCCTCAATAGCGGGCTCGCTTACGCGATCCCGGAGGGCGTCAAGGTCGTATTTGCGGCAAAGAAGCCGGATAAAACCGAGATTCTCAACGACGCAGAGGTAAACACAAAGACCGGGCATATCGAGGTAACGCTCTCCGAGCAGACGCTCGCCGCCGAGGGTATTCTTGTTTGCGAGGTAGCGCTTTACACCGCCTCCGACGAGTTCCTCTCTTCACAGCATTTTTATTTGAAAGCCTCGCCTTTTGCGCTTACCGACGTCGAGAGCGGGAACGAGTATAATACGCTCGTCGTAGCGCTCCTCTCCGTTGACGCAAAGGTAAGAGAGGCAGAGGAAGCGATCGCGAACGCGAACGCGGCTACAAGCGCCGCCAACGCCGCGGCAAGCAGAGCGAACGGCGCCGCAGATCTCGCCGACGAAAAAGCCGCCCTCGCCGATGAAAAGGCAACGGAAGCGAATAACGTCAATATTTCCGCAAGAGCGACCGAAACCGGAGCGGATATTACCGTAACGGATAGATACGGCGTAGAAACTACGGTACATATCGACACGCTTACCGCCGTCAAAACGTGGGAGGACGTGAGAAACGCCGTTCGCCTCGGTATCGCCCCGAGCCTCTTCCCGGTTGGATATGAGTTCACCGTCGAGAGGGAAGGAAGCGGATCTCATACGTTCGTCGTCAGAGGACACGATCACCACGTAGCCGCGAATAAGAAGCTCACACACACAATGACGCTCGAAATGAAGCACGTTTACGGCACCTCGGGCACACCTTACAAGGGATTTGTATTTGACGCTACCGAGGCGCTCTATTACGCAGAGACGGAGCTCCCGGCGGGAACGTATAACTTTACACTTCTCTCGGGCTACGACGCGACCTACGGAGGCGGAAAAACGCTCTCCTTCACGCTCGCGAATCCCGTCCCGGCGGGCGGCGTAATTATGTTCCCGTGGGGCTATCAAAAGCAAAGTACAGAAACAAAGATCAGCACTTACGCGAGCAACACCGCGACGACCGCGATCGAGAGCGTTTCTGTAACCGAGGGAGCTTCCGGTACCAACCTCGGAACCGCCGACGGAAATACGCCGAATATGAACCATTCCCACAGAATCCGCTACGGATCGAACAACTACGCGCAGAGCGCCCTTCGTCAATGGCTTAATTCCGACGCCGCTCGCGGTGCCGTATGGACGCCTCAAACGGTATTCGATCGCCCTCCGTCTTGGCATACCGGAACGGACGCGGCATACGCCGGATTCTTGAACGGACTCGAGGCGGAGTTCCTCGCGGTCGTTCAGCCCGCGGTCGTTCCTTGCCGCACTAACTCGATCTTTGAGGTAAACAGCCTCGACGGTACAGAGTTCGTTATCAATCAGACGTACGATCTCGAGGATAAATTCTTCCTCTTGTCGCGTCCCGAGATATACGGCACGTGGGACAGCACTTCCTATAAGGACGGCGAAAGGTTGGAGTTCTACGAAGGTTTGACGGACACGGAGAGAATCAAGTACGACTCCGCGGGTTCCGCGCGGTACTGTTGGCTTCGCTCGCCGCACCCCTCGAACGCCGGCAACGAGCGCTACGTGGCCACCGACGGCACGTTGAGCAACTACCACGCGGGCCACACTTACGGAGCCGCCCCCGCTTGTATAATCGCATAATCTCAAGATCCGCCTCGGTAGAGGCGAGAGAAAGGAAAAGAATATGAGCGTAAGAAAAGGCGACAGGGGCGAAGGAAAATTACAAGTTCTCAACAAAGCCCGGGAATTGAAGAAATACTCCCTCGGGATCGTCAGATCCGAAAAGCATTTTCCGAAATCTACTCGGTGGCTCTACGCCTCACCGATCGCCGAAGAGATACGCGAGGCTTGTATTTGCATAAGGCACGCTAACTCGGTTTACGTCTCGAGCGAGGACGAATACCGATACCGCCGTATGGAGCAAACGAAAGCACACGCGCACCTCGACGCTCTTCTCGATTTGATAGACGACGCCTACGACGCCGGATATATCGAAGGGCGTCAAGCGGAATATTGGACGGGCTTAATATTACAGACCGACGATCTCCTCAAGGCGTGGATAAAGTCAGATCGGGAAAAATATCAAGAAAACAAATAAAGGGCGGTTGCTACTCTATTCGGTTCCGCGCGGTACTGTTGGCTTCGCTCGCCGAACCCCTCGAACGCCAACAACGAGCGCAACGTGAACACCGACGGCACGTTGAACAACAACAACGCGAACAACACTAACGGAGCCGCCCCCCGATTGTGAGAATTGCCAGTATCAAGTAGTCAAAAGACCAAAGCAGAGCACCTCACACAAGGAGCGACCGTCCTATCTCCAAAGGAGGGAAAAATGCGGGCGACGAAGGTATCTTGCGAGATAGCCCTTTTAACAGCGCCCGCGGCAATTATGCCATACGAGAAAGTTATTTCATTCGACGCGCTATATCGCGGCTTGAAAATGAGCTGTAAAAATATACGGTGGAAAGATAGCACCGTAGGCTATGAAGGTAACGCCCTCAAAAACACGTATAGGCTCCGTCAGAGCTTGCTCAAAGGAACCTATAAAATTGACCGCTACCAACATTTCACCATTTACGAGCCGAAAAAGCGCGAGATCGTAGCTACCCGAATCAAAGATCGTCAATTTCAAAGGGCGCTTTGCGATAACGGTTTCTATGACGAAATCACAAAATCCTTTATCGCCGATAATTGCGCTTGTATGAGAGGAAGAGGAGTAGACTATACCCTCGACCGAATTACAGCGCACCTCCGGCGATACTACGCAAAGAACGGCGCCTCGGGGTGGGTGCTGAAATGCGATATTCACCATTATTTCCCGAGCATACGGCACGACGTAGCAAAGGCGGCTATTTGTAAGCGGGTTAAAGACCGCGAAATCGCCGCCCGCGCTTGCGAAATTGTGGATAGCTTCGGAGAAATAGGAATCGGGCTC